GAAGACCTTAAGTTTATTTTGAACAGGGCAATATTCGCACCACAAGGAACGGTCAACTTCTACAACCCAGTTACTAATATTGATAGCGATTCTTCTATTTTTGCAACTAGAAATGCTTTAGAAATCTCTTCTAATCAAATTAGAGTTGGTCTTGGAACTACAGTACAAGAACCAGACTTTACTATTGGAAACACTGTTATTCAGCAGGGTTCAAATGTCAGTGGCAATTATGTTGGTTTTGCAGGAACTGCGACCGGCACTATGAGTATTATCAACTCTGGTATTGGATATACGCCATCATCTGGTTCATTTACCTATTCTAATGTTACATTAACTAATGTCACAGGAACTGGTAAAAACGCTACTGCAGACATCACCATTACTAATGGAGTCGCTGTTGCAGCAACTATCTCTAATGGTGGAACTGGATATTCTGTTGGTGATGTATTAACTTCAACAGGAATTGGTACAAATTCTCTTGGCAGAAACTTGAGACTGTCAGTTTCCGATATCACTGGTATTAATGAATTGATTATTGATAATGTTCAAGGTGAGTTTACAGTTGGTGCTGCTGGAACAATTCAATATATTAATAACTCTGGTGTAACAACTTCATTAAACAGCAGTATTGGTGGAAATGTACTTGTTACTGATGTTGAGACTATTACTGATGGACTTCATATCAGAGTCAACCAGAAGAATCATGGAATGCATTCCGCTCTGAATAGAGTTCAGATTGCTAGTGTTGCAAGTGATATTCTTCCAACAAAACTCACTGCAGATTATGCAGTAGATTCTACTGATACTATTCTTATCGCAGATGCTTCCAATTTTGGAACATTTGAAAATGTAGGTGTTGGAACAACCAATCCAGGATATGCAAAGATTGGTAATGAAATTATCGAATACACTGGCGTTTCTGGCAATTCACTTGTTGGAATTACCAGAGCAATAGACGCTACAGTTTCTTCTTCTTATGATACGGGCAACTTTATAAGCAAGTATGAGTTAGGTTCTGTTTCTCTGCGTAGAATAAACAAGACTCATAGTCTGGCAGATTCTACCGTAACCGATTCTGTTGGTTTAGACTACTATACAATTAAACTTGATATGTCTCAAAATGGAATAGACAGAAGTGTTGGAACAAGTTTCCCCAAACTACACTTAAATGAAACCAAGTCTACAGGTGGAAGTAGAATCAAGGCTACTGAAAACCTTCAATATGAAATTGTAACACCTATTGTTGAAAATATTACTCCACAAGGAACTAATATTGATGCCCGTATTAGAACAATTACTGGCACAAGTATCAATGGAACTGAAACTTCATATATTGATAAGGGATTTGAATCTATTTCTTTGAGAGGAGCAAATTACTTAACTTCTCCAAGATTGATTGCATCAAGAATTAATGAAACAAACCTGTTATCTACTTTACAGGGCAACAAATCATTTACTCTTGCATTGAATCTTACTTCGGCAAACTCTGCATTATCTCCAGTTATTGATTTGGATCGTGTTGCAATGATTCTTACCTCAAATAGAGTCAATGAACCAATCACAAATTATGTAACTGATAACAGAACTGCAGATCTCTTGAATGATCCAAATGCTTTTGTTTATGCAACAAAACCAATTTCATTAGAAACTCCTGCAACTGCTATTAAGATCTTCCTGGCAGCAAATATCAACAGATTTAATGATGTTAGAGCGTTCTTTGCTATTGCAAAAGAAGCAACTGAAGAGATGGTTTACTACCCATTCCCAGGATATTCAAACCGTCTTCAGTCTGGTCAAGTAATTGACATCTCACAAAATAATGGTTCTGCAGATAAGTTCTTCCCTAAAACTGATACTTTGGCACTGTCAGAAGATCAAGTATCTTACACAGATCTTGAGTTTACTATTGATAACTTGCCATCGTTTAAATACTTTAGTGTGAAACTTGTTGGAACATCAACCAACCAAGCATATCCACCAAGAATTAAAGACTTTAGAACCATTGCACTTGCATAATTATGAAATACGCAAAAGTAGAAGGTCACGTAAATTTAATGCGTGACCAAAATACCAACGCAATTTTAAATACGAATATGACTGAATATGAGAAATACATTTCTATGAGAGATACAAAAAATAATGAGAACCAGAGAATGAAAAATATTGAAGATGAGGTATCTGGTATTAAATCAGATCTTAATGAAATTAAAAATCTTCTTAAAAATCTGGCAAAATAATTTACCATCTACTAAATACTACAGGATAAGTTGTATAAATGGCACAACCATCATCTAGACAAGGACTCATAGATTATTGTAAGAGGCAACTTGGTGCTCCTGTATTGGAAATCAATGTTGCTGATGAGCAGATTGATGATTTAGTAGATGATGCTCTTCAATATTTTAATGAAAGACACTTTGATGGCGTCTCTCAAACATATTTGAAATATCAGATTACGCAAGAAGATATTGATAGGGGTAGAGGAAATGTTGGTATAGCAACTACTACTGCTACTGCCACAATAGGAGGATCTTCAGAAACCTTCACCTTTACAGAAAATAGCAATTATCTTCAAGTTCCCTCATCTATTATCGGTGTAAATAAAATATTTAAATTTGATGGAACAAATAGTGTCACTAACAATATGTTCAGTGTCAAATATCAATTATTTTTAAACGATATTTATTTTTGGGGTTCCACAGAACTCTTAACTTATGCAATGACTAAAACCTATCTTGAAGATATTGATTTTTTACTTTCTACTGACAAGCAGATAAGATTCAATCAAAGAATGGATAGATTATATTTAGATATTGATTGGGGAAGTGTTTCAGTTGGAGATTATATTCTTATTGATTGTTGGAGACTATTAGATCCAAATGACTTTAGTAGGGTTTGGAATGATTCTTTTCTTAAAAAATACTTAACTATTCTAATTAAAAAACAGTGGGGACAAAATCTCATTAAGTTTCAAGGAGTCAAACTTCCTGGCGGTATTGAGTTAAATGGAAGACAAATATATGACGATGCTCAAAGAGAACTTGACCAATTAATGGAAAGAATGTCCAACACATATGAACTTCCACCTTTAGATATGATTGGATGATATGCTTAACCCATTTTTTCAGCAAGGTTCAAAAACAGAGCAGTCTTTAATACAAGACCTCATTAATGAACAACTTCGTATGTACGGAGTTGAAGTTTATTATATTCCAAGAAAATATGCTACAACTAATACTATAATAAGAGAAGTTATTGAATCTAACTTTGATAGCGCATATCCTCTTGAGGCATATGTCAATACTTATGAGGGATATGAAGGACAAGGAACTATCTTATCAAAGTTTGGTGTTCAACCATTAGATGATTTAACACTCACAATATCTAAAGAAAGATTTGAAACCTATATCAGCCCTCTAATAGAAAATTTACCAAATATAGAACTTTCTACTAGACCCAAAGAGGGAGACTTAATTTATTTTCCTCTTGGCGATAGGCTTTTTGAAATTAAGTTTGTAGAGCACGAAAAACCATTCTACCAACTTCAAAAGAATTATGTGTATCAACTAACTTGCGAACTCTTTAGGTATGAGGACGAACTTGTTGATACTGGTGTTGATGAAATTGATGATAATGTGAAAGATGAAGGTTATATTCAGACTCTTACTCTTGTTGGTTCGGCAGCAACTGCAACCGCAAACACATATATTGTCAATGGTGGCGTAAGATTCTTCACTCTTTCAACTAGAGGAGATGGATACTCTTCTGCTCCAAGAGTTGCTATCTCTTCTGCACCATCAGGAGGATTGACTGCTGTTGGAGTTGCTACAATGATTGGTGATTTGGTTGATTGTAGTGGAAGTAAAGCAGCATCTAAAGTTCAAGGTGTAGAGGTTGTAAACTCTGGATATGGATATACTGTTGCACCATCTGTTGCATTCTTCGGTGGTGGAGGAGCAGGAGCAGCAGCCACAGCGACTATTGGAGATGGTCTTGTAGGTATTATTACAGTCACTTCTGGAGGTTCAGGTTATTCAACTTCTCCTTCTGTAAGTTTCACTAATGAAATATTCAGGGTTGGAGTTGCAACAGCATCTGCATCAGCACACGCATATATCAATGGTGCAGGTATTGTAACTGCAATTTACATTACAAACGCAGGTCTTGGTTATAGCGTTGCACCAACGGTTGAAGTCGCAACTCCTGTTGGTGTTGGTTCTACAGTCGGTATTGGAACCTTTACTTATAATGAAATTATAACTGGAAGTGTCAGTGGAAAGACTGCTCGCGTCAGAGAGTGGAATTCTGTGTCAAATACTTTAGAAGTCGCAAACCTCACTGGTGACTTTGTGCCGGGAGAAATTGTTATGGGATCAGAATCTGGTGCAATCTATAAGGTTAGAGTCGTCAATAAATACAATCTTGTCGATCCTTATGCTCAAAATGATATTTTTGAAGCAGAAGGAGATAGTATTCTTGACTTTACTGAAGGCAACCCGTTTGGAACTCCTTCCTAAATAGTTTATCACATTGTTTGAAAAATGTTTGAGTATTTTTACCACGAGATATTAAGAAGAACTGTTATAGGATTTGGAACACTCTTCAATGATATTTCAATCCAACACACAGATTCTTCTGATAATACAGTAAGCACTCTCAAGGTGCCACTGGCATATGGTCCTACTCAAAAGTTTCTTGCTAGGTTGGAACAGGTAGCAGACTTGAACAAACCAGTTCAACTGTCTTTACCAAGAATGTCTTTTGAGATGATTGGTTTGAGTTATGATCCCTCAAGAAAAGTTACTTCGTCTCAAACATTTATTTCTGCTCTTAGTACTGATAAGAAAAAACCAAGAAAGTCATATATGCCCGTGCCATACAATATGGCGTTTGAACTAAGTATATACACAAAATTGAATGATGATATGCTTCAGATTGTGGAGCAAATTTTACCTTATTTTCAACCAGCATACACACTAACAGTTGATTTAGTAGATCAGATTGGAGAAAAAAGAGATATTCCAGTGATATTTGAAGGTATCACAATGTCTGACGATTATGAAGGAAACTATCAGACAAGAAGATCGTTGATTTATACATTAAGGTTCACTGCAAAGACATATTTGTTTGGTCCTATCTCCGATCCTTCCAAAGATATCATCAAAAAAGTTACTGTTGGTTATACTAGTGGAGACAGAACACAAACACCTACAAGAGAATATTCATATAGTGTTGAACCAAGAGCGACACAAAGTTATACAGGCAATATAGTAGCAACTCTTTCCGCAGATATTACTGATATAGCAACAATTATTGAAGTCAATGATGCATCTTCTATTGTAGTTGGTGGAGTTCTTGTTATTGATAATGAAAACTTCCGTGTTGCATCTAAATCTGGCACTAAAATAACTGTTGAAAGAGGATATGACTCTACAACAGCAACTAACCATGTATTAGGGACAGATATTGCTCTAATTACTTCAGCAGATGCAGACCTCATTCAATATGGCGATAATTTTGGTTTTGATGGATTTTAACTTATATGACAAACAAATTTGACAACTTAAATGAAACTTTCAATGTTGCTGGAGATATAGTTCCAGCAGCAACAGAAAAAACTGAAGTTATATCAAGAGAAGAAAAGAAAGAAAATCCAATTTCCGATGGTATCAAGAAAGATTATGAATACACCAGAGGAAATCTTTACAGTTTGATTGAAAAGGGTCAAGAAGCAATTAACGGTATTCTTGAGTTAGCACAAGAAAGTGAGATGCCCAGAGCATATGAAGTTGCTGGTCAACTTATTAAAAATGTTTCTGATGCTACAGACAAACTTATGGACTTGCAGAAGAAATTGAAAGATATTGACGAATCTGGAAAAGTTAAAGGTCCAACTAATGTTACCAATGCATTGTTTGTTGGTTCTACCGCAGAATTGTCTAAAATGCTTAAGCAACAAAAGACTGATGATAAATAGTTAAAAAAG